GAAGGGCTCGGAGAATGCCGACGCCGACCTCACCGGCCTCTTCAGCGCCCTGCAAGCCTAGGTTCGCGACCCCGGCCACTGGCCGGCCGAATCTGGCGGCGGGGATCGCGAGGACGGCGGAGCTGCTCGGCTACGCCACGCCGCTGGGACCGGGCCTGATGCCGTGGCAGCACGACACCAACTCGATCGCGACCGAGCTGCTCGCCGACGGCCGCTTCGCTTACCGCCAGGTGGTGCTGGAGGTGATGCGGCAGCAGGGCAAGACAGTTGACCTGCTGTCGATGATGATCGCCCGCGCCCTGCGCCGCCCGGGCACGCAGATCTCCTACACGGCGCAGACGCGCCTGGATGCCCGTCACCGGCTGCTGGACGTGTGGTGGCCGATCATTGAGCGGTCCAGGCTCCGGCGGTTCATCGAGGTCCGCAAGGGGTCCGGGTCTGAGGCGTACCTGTTTAAGAACGGCTCGATGCTGGGCCTCGTGTCGGGGACGCAGGTGAGCGGCCACGGCGACAACCTGGACCTGGGCGTCATTGATGAGGCGTGGGCGCAGCGTGATGGCCACCTGGAGCAGGCGATGCGCCCGGCGATGATGACCCGGGACGCGCAGTTGTGGATCGTGTCGGCGGCGGGCGATGAGACGTCGGAGTATTTCCGCGCCAAGGTCGAGGACGGCCGGGCTCGCGCGGAGATGGGCGTGACGTCCGACGGCTGCTACATCGGCTATTCGTTCGCTGACGATGAGGACCCGGCGGACCCGGTGACGTGGCGTCGGCGGATGCCCGCACTCGGGATCACGGTGACCGAGGAGACGGTGCGGACCGACCTCGGGCTCATGGTCGAAAGCGAGTTCCGCAGAGCTTACGGCTGCCAGTGGCCGGAAGTGGCTAAGCCCGGCTGGGATGTCGTCGGCGAGGACGACTGGGCGGCGTGCGTGAACCGGGATGCGCGGCTGTGAGCGGCGAGATCGCGTTCGGCTGCCAGATCAGCGAGCACTGCACCTGTCATACCAAGGGCCGCCAGCACGCGGCGATCGTAGGGGCGGGGCGCGGTACTTCCGGCCGGGTCGTGGCTGACCTGATGTGGTACGACCATCCGTCCGGCGCGGTCGCGCGGCTGGCGGAGCTGAGTGAGAAGCATGACCCGCTGGCCGTGGTGGTGGATGCCGGCTCGCAGTCAGCGACGCTGCTGCGCCCGCTGGCTGATGCCGGGGTGTGGGTGAAGTCCCCGGCGGTGCGTGAGGTGGCGATCGCGCACGGGGAGTTCCTGGACCTGGTGAACGGCGGCGGCCTGGAGCACCTGGACCAGCCGCCGCTCACCGCCGCGGTCCGCGCGGCCCAGCAGCGTCCCCTGGCTGGCGCGCAGGCGTGGGACCGGCGGGGCGTGCAAGTTGATCAGTCGCCGCTGGAGGCGGCGACGCTCGCAGTGTGGGCGTTCCTCGGCTGGGAGGTTCTGTCACAGCCGGGGGTTTGGTAGGTCTGAGGCGGCGACGCTGGCGTGCTGGGCGTTCGCCCGCTGGGAGGAACTGGCCACCCCCGGCGTCTGGCAGGTCTAGCCCCACCCAAAACGTGTCACCGATATCACAGGTGTCACTATCCAAGAATCCCCGGCTAGCTACCGGGGCTAGAGAGCCCTCGCGGACTTCCGGGCCGTGGGGGCTCTCGCATTCCCGGAAGGAAATCTTCATGGCGAAGCGCTGCGCTAGATCCGTTTCACGTACGGCAACGCAAACGGCCGGTTCTCGTTACAACGCAAACTCGCCATTGGCGTTTCCATGCTGAAACGCCAGTGCGATACCTGTGAAGGTTTGTATCCGGACGGTGGCCGCGCCGCATGCAAGTGCCGGTGCGGGCAATGCAAGGAGCCACTGAATCGCAGGCATGCGGCGCAGGAGTTCTGCTCGCCCAACTGCCGTCTCAAGGCGCACCGGAAGCGCGAAGCGTCCAAGAACACGGCCGCTGTCACTCAGTCGCTGACGAACGAGTGGTATACGCCCGCCGAGTACATCGACGCCGCGCGCCGCGTGATGGGCGCCATCGACCTGGACCCGGCCAGCTGCGAGGAAGCCAACGCCACCGTCCAGGCCGGCCAGTTCTACAGCGAGGCGGACCCGGGCCTCGGCCATCAGTGGAAGGGCCGCGTCTGGCTGAACCCGCCCTATGGGCGGCTGGCCGGTGAGTTCGTCGTCAACCTCGCCCGCGAGTATGACGCGGGCCGCGTTACTGCGGCCGTCACGCTGGTCAATGCCCACTGCACGGATACCAGCTGGTTCAGACCACTGTGGGATCACACGCTGTGCTTCACCCACGGCCGCCTGAACTTTGGGGCTGGCACGGCATCACGCGGCGGGTCCACGCACGGCAGCGTGTTCGCCTACCTCGGCCCTGATCCGGCCGCCTTTGCCGCCGAGTTCGCGCGGTACGGCGCTGTTGTGAGGCGTGCCTGACATGCCCAACTTCCGGTGGGACTGCAGCGTGGATGGCTGCTACAAGCGGACGTGCCTGCCCGACTGGAGCGTGCTCAATGACGCCCTGAGCCCCTGCAAGATGGGCGACATTGACGGCCTGGTCGAGCGGCGCGGGCAGTTTCTGGTCGTCGAGTGGAAACCGCCCGGCAGGTCCGTTGAGCGCGCGCAGGAGCGTGCCCTTGAGGCGCTGAACAGCCTTGATCAGTGCACCGTCCTGATCGTCCATGGCCTAAGCGACCCAATGGACCCGAAGACCGTCCGGTATCCGTTCGGCAAGGACAAGCCCACTGACCTGAAGTTGTTTCAGGACGGTGTGCGCAGCTGGTTCGAAAAGGCAAGCGACCGACTCTAGCCAGGGGAGATGACATGCGCTCATCTGTGCTGCTCTTGATCGCTTCCCTGGCCGGCGTCCTGGGCGGCGCGGCGCTGATCGGCCTGCCCGCCCTGGGCGGCGCGGTGATCTTCGATTCCCTGGCCCTCGGCGTGTACGCCCTGCTGCATGACGACGGCACCGGCGCGCAGCCCGCCGTGCACGAGGTCCCGACGGTGGCCAGCGTGCTGGAGAGGGCCCGGCGCGCCGCGTGATCTGCCCGCCATGCCGGAACGACTACCACTCCGGCTGCGATGACACCATGCGTCTCGGCGCCGAGCTCCTGGGCAAGATTCCGGCGATGGCCCCCGGCACGAGCCGATGGTGTTACTGCCAGCATGAGCCGCAGGGGACGCCGTGAGGCTCCTTGACCGCCTGCTCTCGCGGAGCGGCTTCTTTGAGGGCCAGGCGAGCGGCGCGGCGGTCCTGACGACCACGTACGGCAGCCCGGACCGTGAGTCGATCCTGCCGCAGATTTCCGGGTGGGCGCAGCAGGCCAACGCATCCGATTCCCCGGTGTTCTCCGCGATCCTCGTCCGGATGATGCTGCTGTCCGAAGCGCAGTTCCAGTTCCAGGCCAAGGATGACAAGCACCTGTACGGCAACCAGTCCCTGGCGGTACTGGAGCATCCGTGGGGCCCGGACTCGACCTCCGGTGAGCTGATCGCCCGCTGTGAGCAGGACGCCAGCGTGGCCGGCAATTCCTACACCTGGGCACCCCCTGGCGAGGACGTGCTGGTCCGGCTGCGCCCCGACTGGACCACGATCATCTCCGAGCTGGTCCAGGTGCCCGGCGGCGGCCAGTACCGCCGCAAGGTCGGCTACTGGGTGGAACCGCCGAAGAGCGTCCTGGACCGGGGCAAGGGCCAGCTGTACCAGGCCGCCGAGGTGGCCCACTGGGCGCCTATCCCGGACCCGCAGGCCGACTTCCGCGGCATGTCCTGGCTGACCCCGGTGATGCGGGACATTCAGGGCGACGACGGGATGGCCCAGTACAAGATCCGCTACCTGGATGCCAACGCAACCCCGAACCTGGTCATCAAGTACGCGCAGAAGCTTCAGCCGGGCACGGTGGATTCGATCCGGGAGCGGATGTCCGCCCGCTACGGCGGCACGACCAACGCGGGCAAGACCCTGATCCTGGACCAGGGCGCGGACCTGGTAGCGGTCGGCAACAGCATGCAGCAGATCGATTTCACGAGCGTCATGGGGCTGGGCATCGAGCGCATTCTGGCCGCCGCCGGTGTGCCGCCGCTGCTGATCGGCCTGGAGTCCATCAAGGGCGCCGGGAAGTCGTATCAGGAAGTGATCCGCCGTTTCGGTGACCTGACGCTGCGGCCGCTGTGGCGGTCGCTGTGCGGCGCGCTGGAGCCGCTGGTGCCGGACCTGCCGGCCGGG